GCCGTGTAGGTGGAGCCAGCAAAATACTTATCCAGCAAATCATTCTTGCCGACAGTCACCACTAGGTTAGGGAAGCCATCTTCCCACTTCACATTACCTTCAGCGTCCCGGCAGACAACCGTAAAGAAACCGCGCGCCTCCAATCCATCGCAGGCCGCGCTATTAGCAGCAAGCCCGCAACTAGATTGATCCGAAACTTTAATCATGTCATTCATTTCACGCATTCCCTATAGGTGTCCATGTTACAGAAGTTGTTGATATTTCTGACCAAGTATTAGCACTCCCCGTTGAAACTTGCGACCAAGGACTAGAACCTGCTGCTGAAACTGGCAACCAAGGATTAACAACTCCCGTTGAAATTTGCGACCAAGATTGACCCTGATCGGGTATTTGGCTCCATATACCAGAGCTAATAGAAAAATCCAACAAAAACATAGAATCAGAAGCAGTAGAAGTAAAGGCCCCGACACCAGAAGATTGATCTTCTAAAGCAAAAGCATCCTCACCAAACCCTATAAGGGAAAAGGATACAGAGGTATTATCTGATAATAATATTGATTCATTAAGATTGACTAAAAGTTCGTTAGAAACATTTACAGTATCAATAAAAGATATTATATCAGATGAAGAAAAACTCATACCAATGTAGTAAATAGAAGCATCAGATAGGATGAAGCCATCAGATGAACTTGCCTCCATTGATGAAATGGATATTGGGGAATCAATGATGAATAGCGTTTGGAATGAATTGCCAACGGCATCAAGTATTGTTGATATTATTTCTGAGAAAGATATTGAGTCTGACGCATTGGCAAAAATAACAGTAGGAGAACCCTCTGCCGCTAGATCGGAGAAGGTTATGGTGTCACTTGCTGATGCCAGCGCCGTTAATACGGAAACCGCTGAATCTGAAAAGACGATTACATCTGAGCCGGATAGTGATACTGATATGTTGTCAGACGTTAAATCTGAAAATGAAATGCTATCTGATGCGTTCCCCGAAATGCTACCGGAAGAACCCTCAACTGCTAAGTCAGAGAAACTTATCGTATCGCTTACTGATAAAATAAAACTTACTATCTCTGACGAAAGATCAGTAATTGAAATAGAATCAGCAGCAGATTCCGTGTAGTTTCCGCTAGTTACCCCGACGATTGGAAGCAGACCTAACTCAATCTGCGCTCCGTCAAATAGGCGCCGAGACGCCATGGATTACGCCTCGCCTAGCAGGATAGCGCCGTTCAAAACCTGCCCCACGGTCATGCTTGCAAAGAGGTTCAAGCAGGCATTGTCCAAAACTTCGGCAAACTGCCCGACCATGCGCCCCGATGATACGTTGTCCATCACATTCGCGCCTTCAACGTCATTCGCCATTACCAGGGCCAAAGGCTTAAACAACACTACACCAAAATTTCCTGCTGTGCCGGTTGATCCCGCCAGCGTGACGCTTTCAACTGATCGGAAACCTGTATCGCCAGATTGAAGGGGTAGGCGAATCAGCAAGCTTGCAACGTTAAGGCCAGAACCGCCGACTGCAACCGCTGGCGTAGTGCGGCCCGATGTTCCGGCTTGGTTGGTGTAGGAGCAAGTCACGGTTGTCGCGGTGCCGCCGATACCCACATGAACCACCAAAGCAGCATGAACCCCATCGCCGCTGGTATAGCGCGTCAAGGCAGCAGTCGGCAGGTTGGTAGTTTGTGATGTGGTCAGCGTTGCATTCAAGCCGCCGCTGATGTTCAACATATCAACCACTGTCAGCGCTATGCCACCTGCGCCTGCCGCGCTAATCCGCGCGCCGAGGATGCTCATGCGGTTTCCGCTTGCAGCATTTGGCACAGCGGCGTTCAAGGCACGGTCGCTATTTCTATCCAGAACAACGCTTGTCGTCGGTGTTGTTGGCGAAGGCAACATCACACGTGATAAATCACCAATGCGAGTCGCTGTGGTGATAAATGATGCCGACTGAAAATCTGCTACGGCGTTCTGCCCGAGGGTCGCTAAATAGGCGTCATAATCTACAAACGCCATGGCTATTTCTCGACAAACGTGGCGGCGGCATTGATTTCCGGCGCTGTCGCAGCTGTTGGAATATACGCCAGCCCAAGACACGCATCAGGATGAATAGTCGGGATGCCCGGCAAGCCAGTGGTGTAATCGCGCCACCCGCCCACACCAGCCGCGCCAACAGGTATCAACGCCAACGGCTGCGCGATAGTGATGCCGAAGTTTCCGGCGGTGCCGGTTGTGGCGCTTAGCTGTACGCTGGTAACTGCTCGCGCGCCAGTATCGCCTGCCGCAAGCGGGATACGCTGCGCCCGCGTTACTTCGCGGAAATTCGTGGCGCCGATGTTGATAGTGCTGCTCGCGCTGTTTCCGTCTTGGTCAACGTAATTCATTGTTAGTGTAACGGAAACCGCGCCGATGATTGTGTAAATCTCGTACCAGACCATATTCCCCGCGCCGCCAGTGTTGCGCGTAAGCGCAGGTGAGGCGGGCGAACCCTGCACGTTCTGCGCAGAGGTCAAAGCTCCGTTCAACCCGCCGATGTGAAATAACCTATCATACAACAGAAAGGTGCCTGCGATTAGCGGTGCAACGCCAGCACTAATCATGAACTTCTCACGGCTGCCGCCCGGTGAGGTAAATGGCAAAGCGCCTATTGTTGTCCGGTCAGGGATTGCGCCGCTAGTAGGCACCGCGCCGCCCGCTGGCATCCCGTCATAAGTCCAGGTTGAGGCCAAGCGCCCGATGATCGGAACCGTTGCCGCCGCCCCAGCGACACGCGGCGCCTTATACCAAAACTGCGTTTCGGGCGTCCCGTTATTCCCGCCCGTCAAGCGGTTAATCAGGTCCGAAAGATCGGTAAGCGCGGCCATTAGTTGCCACTCCAAGAGATACCATTGGCTGTGGCGTGTTCCTTGGCCGAAACAATCAGCGCGGCAAGGTTGTCTAGATTGATGCCGCTGCTGTATTCCAACTCACCAACTTGCGGCATAATGCGAAAAGAACCTTCGGCAACATGAAGTCGCCAATCACCAGATGATGCAATATAAACAAAAGACCCAGGATAAACTATAATTTGCATATCAATCGTCCCCATCCACCCGGCAAAACAATACAAAAACCAAAAAACCTACAAACCAGTTGAGCATCAATTCACCCTCAAGATGGCTGTTGCATCAGTTATAGCGGGGAATGTCAGTGTGAAAATCCCATCACTAGCATATCTGGTAAGGCCAAAATCCAGAACCAAACAAGCCGGATTGGTATATGTATGCGCCGGGGTTGTGTTGTAAATCAAAGCCCCTCGGGCCGAGAATGAAACACCAGACCAAGTGGCATTGTTAAATGAACAAATACCAGCAAGGTTGTATTCAGTCGGTCCCGTGCTTATTAAGACAATCCCACCCGCCGTATATCCGGCAGCCACAATCTCACCGTCCGTGGAATACCCTGTCGTCGAAGCGTTGAGATTAGCCGCCTCTGTATAAAGCGCAACCTTAAAGGTGTCGCCACCAGAAGTCCGAAAATCATGAACCCCCTCAAGGAGTTGCTTTTTGAAGCTGGTGCAAAAAGCCTGGACGATAGCCATTGTCTCACCTTACACCGGAAGGATTCTTGGAAGATCAAGGCGGAAGTTATCACGCTTGTTCTGACCCTCACCAAGAACCTTCAACCTACCAAGCGCCTCATCATACCGTTGACGGTACAGGGCAACCAAGTCAGCATCCCCCTTCATGTATGTATAGGCTTCCACCAAACACCCATAGAAAAGAACGCTCTCCGTATTGTCGCCAAGCCAGGAAGTCCCCGCATCCACAATGCTTGCCGGTTCATAGAAGTAATGAAGTTCCACTTCATAATTCTGATTTGGGGTCGGAGACACTACACAAGTATCATCCGTGAAAATGGCATAATACTTAGGGATACCAGTGACAGACGGATCAGGATATACCTCATTGATGAAGCCAACCTCCTTTTCAAGAAGGAAGTAATAAACCCCCGTGGCGCTTTTAGCAGCCACAGAATACACGGCCAAGAAGTCAGTTGGCAGCCCTAGGTATTTATTGCCGGAAATGAAGTTAGATGTAGAGTTTTTCTTCAGAGCAGGGATTTGGACTGATTGATAAATCCTATCCTCTGCCAGCCTGACAATATCAGGAATGGCGGCAACAAACTCAGAAGAATAGTTCTGAGTGTATTCCTGCAACAGACTTGTGAGCGTTGCGTAATTCATTGCCGCCTACCTATTACTGGTCGCCCTGGAACATAGTTCCTTTGATAGCCGCGCCAGTGCCACGCATCTTGGCATTGGGTTTCTTGGGCGGATAGTCTGGGCAAGTGGTCATGTTGCCCACGGACATAGACACGCCCTTCAGATCACGGTTGTAATCCTTGCCTGCTTCGGGGAGGGGTTGCTTCTTCATGTCCATCTTCATGTCCTTTATTCAAGTAATCAACTAATCTACATTTACGGTTCCAACAAGACCGGAAGCATACATAGCCGGATTACCTACTGGATTCCAACCAAATAATCCCCTACCGGGGTCAACGTCCGGCCTTGGATTAAGTAATGCTACAGGATCATTTATCGGAAACCGCCCCAACTGCAACTGAGGATGGTCCTCATCATTGCAAGTCGGGCAAACCTTAATGCCCGTGGGCTTCTGGTTCACCACCTGCCAATCAAGTTTGGCTAATGGATAGCGGAAGTTACAGCGGTCACAGAAACCAAACGCCCGCTTACCAAAGGCAAACTTCTGTGTCATATCCGGCTATAGTTCCATGGAACGAAGGTGGCAGGGGACCGTTCCCGATCCTCTTCTGCCGCCAAGGCAAACTGCCGTTCATACTCAGCTTGCAGCATTGGAATCCTCGCCGCCGCCTCTGAACGCTTTAAGGCAATCTGATAGGCTAGGGCAGCCGCCAGGGCAGGCACAAACCGGACGGGTATATCCATGTTATCAGGAGCGTTAGTGGCATCCTGCATCCTCCGCAACCGCCAATACAGGATGGTATAGGCTTGGTCGGGAACCGGCCAAAGGATGAAGGATTGGCTAATTTGCTTCTGGACGTAAATCTGAAGGGGGCGCCCTCTCGTTGCCTTATTAGGCAGGGTCGCATAGTCCGTCACGCCAATACGCGATAGCGGATAGTCAAAGTTCGTCCCCTGCCCCGGCAACCGGACAATGGCATCAATCACATCAATGTTGTCAGCCGGAAGGCTGTAGGTGGATACATTAGGTGAAAGCGTGATGGATAGTTGCTCAACGGTCCAAAGGTTCAGGCCCCGGTTAGACCACTCAGCACTAATCATATTTAGGGAACGGCGCGCGGTCCTGTAGTCATACCCCGTCCTAGCTTCCAAGCCAGCACGTTCATACGCTTCTTCGATCAGGTCCGAAATCTCGATATTCCAGGTTGCCGTTCCGCTAGTAGTCATTACTTCTTCCTCATCTTCCCTAGCGTCATAGCCAACCTAGCCCGCTGCCCCAATTTACCCGGAGCCTTAGCGGCTTTAGATAGTTGGCCCTTGGAGATATTCTTGCCAGCCTTTACACCCAATGACTTACGCAAAGCCCCAGACTTTTTAATGGCGCCAGCGATCCAGTTCTTTGCCATCACTTCTTCCTTGCAACCCGCATGTTATCAACCAAATTTGGATAAGGGCGACCAGCAGCCTTGGCAGACGCCTTAACAGAAGCCTTCTGCTTATCAGATAGTGGCTTTGATTTCCCCAGGCCCTTCGGCCTTTTCTGTTCCCAAACAGGCTTCATAGCGTTAGCGCCAATCCAATAGCAGCACCAAAGAACACCTCCCCTACTTCCGGCCCCTGCCGCAAGTAAGGAATCTTTGAGGGCGTCCGATAACCCAATTCATAGAACAACGGGCAGGCCAGTCCAACAATCATCAATGCAATCGCATTGCCAATATCAAATTGCCAAACAACCAATGCAGCGGGTAGGGTCCAAACCAAACCACGGGCTGCCATGATAAGTCTGTCTTTGACCGGATCACCTTCACGGCGCCCTAGGTCCAGGCTTCCATACCACCCAAGCACAGCACCAAGAAAGAAACCCACCGTCACCCATACGGACGCCCACCACGGGACCGTGGAAAGGGATAGCAGGCCCATTGGGACAGCCCAACAGACAAGGCGCGCGGTAGTGGCACCACGCCCGGTAATCTCCTGAAAGATGGCATCACCCCTCAGTCGAAAACCAATAGCCCCTACAATGATCCCGAGTAGCCACATTACACGCTATTCCCGCGCGTCTTACCACGAATGGCACAACCATCACCACGAGCGTAAGACGACTTGACGGAACCACCAGAAGCCATCTTCTTCATCTTGGGCTTCTTCACCATACCGCCCCGCTTCATGCCGGGGGGAACAGGCTTACCCTGCGCTGCAAGCATATTGCGAACCTTCTGCTTTTCATCCTCAGTTAGCGGTGTGCCATCAGGCTTCTTGTCGTCACCACCAAACCGCTTAATCGCGCCCATAATGCCAAGGTCGCCAATGTCAGCGTCACCACTCATAACTTTAGATGCGGCAAAAGCAGGACTTAGAACCGAAAGCCCAAACTCGGTGTCATTGAATTTGTTTTTTGCCATCACACCATCTTCCCTTTAGTTTTGCCCTTCAAGGCAACACCATCGCCACGCTGGCAAGACGATTTCACGGAACCACCGTAAGCCATCTTCTTAACCTTACCACCCGCCTTCATGCGCTTTTCAGGGCGAGGCTTCATGTTCATGTTCCTCATTCCAGCGGGAGGAGTCATATCTTCCTCAAAAGACTCAACCCCACCCGGCGTCATTTCAGGGCGGTAATTCCGCATACCACGCGGAGGGGTGGTATCCTCTTCAAATGAACGAGGGCGGGCGCGGGCCATGCCACGAGCAGGTGGACGCGGCGGCAAGGGAAGATCGCGGTCCTTCATTACACCATCTTTCCTTTGGTCTTGCCCTTCATTTCAATGCCGCCACCTTTGGCATACTTCATCACCTTACCGCCCTTCTTCATGCCGTTATCTTCCATCTTCTCGGCACGGGCGATTTCTTTACGCATCAGCTTCTTATCCATGGCGGCATCAGAATGAACAGGCCCACCTTTCTTCATCCCACCCGGACGCATAGCGCGGGCTGCAAAGCGAGGTGTGGACATTTCCATATCCGCGCCCATCTTCTTCATCTTCGGCTTCATACTTTTCATCACACAACCTTTCCCTTTGTTCTGCCTTTAATGGCACAACCATCGCCACGGACGCGCCCGCCAGAAGCCATCTTCTTTACGGCGCCACCTTTTTTATACATCAAATTTGGCCTGCCAGGACTACCAACAGGAACCTCGTTTGGATACATCCTTCTGTATTCCAAAGCGTCATTTAACCCCCGCTGAAACAACTCCCTTCTTTGCTGGTTGCTCTCTATCTCGGCATCCGTCCTGCCAGCACCAAGCGTCCCGCGATGATCTTTCCCGCCGCCAAAAAGAAATCTCATACGTTCATTTTTTTTGGCTTCGCGCTCAATATTTTTCAAGTCGTTTTGATATTTGGCAATATCCTCGTCAACATTGCGCCTCCAATCGCGCGGCGGCTCTCTGTCTCTATTGCGATCAGACATAAAATTCCCCTATCCACAAGAAGCCCTAATACGGGCGCGAAGTTCACCATAATCTTCCATCATTCTAGCAACAATAGAATTGCTAGGCAAAAACTTTAGTTCAGCAGCCGCGCCCCGTTGAATACTTGGGCTATAAGGGACAATGCTTGGACAAACCAAGGCTGTATTATGCCCGCAACCGGCTAGAACCACTAAACACAAAGGAAGGACGTATTTCAAAACTTACCCTTCTCCAAGGCATCTACAGCGCCACCATTTCCCTTGTATTGGGCGGCAGCCTCATTGCCCTTCTGCAAACCATCCAAGGTTCCCTCTAGCTGATCTTTACGGGCAAGGGCCTTGCCCTCCCGCTTGCCGGAAAGAAATGCGGCCGCCAAGGCACCAATGATTACAGCGGCGCCAATCACATACGCCTTAATCTTGGCCCAAATAAACCCAAGAGCAATCATTTCTTCCTCAATAGAACAATCGCGGCAATCACGGTAATAGCGGCTACAACTGCCACACCAACCCACATTGGAACCCCGCTAAGGGCCTGCACAGCAGGGGCGGCAGTAGCGGCAGCGGCGGCAATACCACCGTATGCGGCAACAGAAGAACCCTTACCATCAGAAGGGGCAGAAGGCTCAATGTAGTTACTGGACACATAAGCGCCCTTCACCCACAAGCCTGACTCCGCCGCACGACGATTAACAAGCCCGGCAGATACATTCTTTCCGACCTTATTCCACCGCGCCAACTCACTCGGGACGGCATCATAGTTACCGGCATTCAGTTTCTTCAGAAGGGTTGAACCACGAAAGG